TGTTTGGCTTGATCTGTACACGAACTTTCAATAGTCCTTGATCCAAATCATCTTGAGTAGCCTCTACTCGAACTACTTTAAACTGTTGAGCTTCTGGTAGTCCGGCAGGGAATAAATGAATGTTGTTTCTGAGGAAGGCTTCAATAGCTCTCTCAACTTGCGTCTGAGTATCAGGTGAGAAGTTTTCCCACAAGAAGCTACGTAGTCCTACTTCTAATGAACCTTTAATGTACTGAACTGATCGCATTACCTGAATAAGTTCTTCATCAGCCGTAAATACTGGGCTGGTGCCGCTTTCAGCAGTATACCCGCCGAAAACAACGTTGCCCGATCCTGGAAAGGACGTAAGGCGGTTAATGAAGTTTAGTCTTAGAGGTTCAGCGTCAGTGCGCTCAGATAGAGTTAGCGAAAGACCAACAATACCTGCAATCCCAGCAAATTTAATGCCAGCAGGAGCGTGCGAAACGCCACCGATAGCAATATTTGCGTCAATTCGACCCATGATTCCAGCAACGTGGCCCACTGGGTCAACCGTAACTAAATCGCCTGGCATAGCAGTATCAGACCTATCAGTTACTAATAGGTTGTTAAAATACCAAGCTGCAACCCTTGAAGGATTGTTAATAGTTTTTTCTTTATATTCTACGGCAGATGGAATTTCAATCGTAATGCTATCATTATCAGCTAGGCCAGTAACACTGGTTAGCGTGATAGTATCAGCACCATCATTTACCGCAGTGATCGTGCCAATGCGAGTAGATGCTTTATAGACTGACATTCCAGGAGTAACGTTGGATAAGTCTGGCGAACCAGCTAGGCTTACAACTAAACCAGTAATAGCACCGGAACTTAATAGAGTAGCTGCCAAAAAGGTAGCTCTACTATTAGCTTTTGTAATCTCAGCAGGTACAGCCATCAACGAAAATACCGTTGATAGCGTAGCGCCAAATTCAGCTCTAACAGTCTCACTGTAGTCAATTAGAGCAGGTTGCACTAGATAAGCCAGTGCTAGTGGCAAACCAGGGCAAGTAACCAAGCTAACGTCATCCTCATTGTCCAAAGCCCGAAGGCCAGAACCAGCGGAAGCGCTGCCGATATAATCGTTAGCAGTTGGAGTTCCAGTAGAAACATTGACGATGATAGCAGTTTTACCTGTTCCACCATTGTCAAAGTAGCCTTGTACAGCGTAATAGCCTTTAAACTTTACGTCGTCTGGAGTACCAAATGTGTCTTCAAATGAAGCTAAATCAGTAACACGAGTAGCGCTATTGACTGGTCCCATAGTTGAAGCGATTAGGAAGGCGGTGACGGACGTAGAGGCTCCAGGAATTTGAACTGTACCTAGTGGTACGTCGAAAACCTGGACCCGTTCTGGTCCGACAGCAGTATTCAATAATGACATTTATATCTCTCCCTTATTTGTTTGATATAATGTTACCTGTGTCTATATCTTCAATCGGAGTTTGAATTTCAGTAACAACACCAGTATCACTTGGAGTTTCAAGTCTATCAATCCAGAATTGTACCCAAAACGTGAATTCGTGAACCCAATATTGGGAACCCTCTACGTCTTTAGTTACGTGGTCTTCCAGATTAAACATATAGAGATTGAATTCCGCATAACTTACAATCCTAGCAGTATTGCTAATTTTGTAACTATCTGGAACTGTATCTTTTAAAACAATCTGATCTGTAGATATTTTATTTACAACTGTAGACTCAAAAGGTCTCTGAAAACCTAATCCATCGGGTCGTTTCGTTGGGGTTAGGTCGTCGAAGATGAATACCGGATCACCGATATTAAAATTTGAGTTATCTGCTACCTGGATAGTTGTGGCTCCTCCAGTCGTTACGTCAGCAGTTAATTCCTCGTCAGCACTAAGCCGAGAACGAACTATAACTGGTAACGCAGTTCTTGGGGGATTAAACTCTTCCCAAACTCGATTTAACACATCTCTGTGATTTTCCCGAGTTTTGGAATCAATTCTAATCATATAGTAAGCATCCATTGGAATGGGAGGGCTTACACCTTGAGAAGAAGTAGATCCATTGTCCTCTCCGCAAATCAATACCGCTTGAATCGGCTTGGTTGGGTCCATTACCATATATCGAACTTGACTTAGATCAGTGTTTTGAAACACGTTTCCAGATCGAGTAATAGAACTACCATCAGAAGAGTCTGGAGTTCCAATTCCGCCAATTACCAGTTTCCCGGCATTAACGTCGATTGAAGTAATAGGAAAAGAGGTGCTCGAAGCATCTACAAAAGTATCTCCTGCTAGCACAGTATTTAGATCAGTTGCCCCTTGAAAGACTAATGTCCGGGCGGCAGTGTCAAAAATAAAAGCTGGCAAGTTCTGAACTAGAGTAGAGGAAACGAATATTGAGTGATCTCCTGTATTACTTACAGTAATGGAGATTACAGTATAGGTTCCCTTATTATTTCCCTCTAGTAACCTTAATAGATAGCCTGTTTGCACTTTTCTAATCTGAAAGGCACTTGTAGTCAATTCGTTTCCGGGAGCAGAGATTAATCCACTACCACCTAAAACGATTTGAAAAGCTTTGGGTGAAGTGGCAACAGGCTCCTGCATCCACTTTCCATATTCTGGGACAATTCGTCCCGTAGCCCTATCTTCTCCACTTTTCATTAATCTAATGAAAAAATGTGGATATTGGACCACTCCTGCGTCTGCACTAGAGTCATAAAATTCTGCTTCTAGAGGCACAGTTACAACTTCTCCAGAGAAAGGATCGAAGGTCTCTCTTAAGACAGTTTTGTCTACAGTTCTAGCGTCATGATAGGTTATGCGCCTAACTTCTCTAGATAGGGCCTCTTCGATGTCCTCAAAGATTCTTACGCTAGCCATTAAAACTCCTTAGCCTGCCACGAATTTAGCTTTACCGTCGTAGCTCTTTAGAGCCATGTCCATACCGTTAAGTAGGGCTCTAATCCAAACTTCTTCGTTATCAATTTTCCAGAGGAATATCTTCTCACGTAGAGCATCAAAAAATGTTTGATTTTTATCAGCCTCATCACCATAAGTTGAAAAAAGGGTATATCTGACTTCTTTCTCAGCTATTCTTTTCTCAATTTTGAGATTTTTAATGAGTTTATTGATATCATTAATTGCAGATACGTCTGGAGTGAGGTCTTTAGATAGCTTAAGATTATCGACTTTCTTTAAAGCCTCGTCGTATTCCCCACCCTTATTAATACTGTTTAGCATACGGGCCGCAGAGTCGTGATCGTTCTCCATGATCCTGTTTACAATATCGTCAACAGAGATAGCGTGTCGCATTGCAAAGGCCACATCCTCTTGTCGAATAGTCCATACGGCTAGTCTTTGAAAGGGGCTACCATCGTCTTTGGTTCTGCTCATCTTCTGGGAATTCTTATAGGCATCGAATTTCTTATCGCTATCTAAAGTTCCCCCAGTCGTTCTGGAGCATTCCAACTTAATGCCTTTTACAGCACTAGGATTGACTTTATAGACTTTGCCAGTAGCATTATCTATAAATACTCCATCAACGAATCTTTGCTTCATTCTACTCTCCTCTCCGGGATAAGTAGAAGAATCTGAAACAGATTGGTAAACCTTAACACGTTTATCTTTAATAACGAAAACATTGCTTTCATCATTAATGGTATTAGGATTTACTGATTTCTTCACATAATCTGATTTACTGATATCCTGTCCAAATACGTATTTAATAATATCGTTTTTAGATTTTGGTATATTTAAAGCAGGATTAGCTAGCTGATCTGCTCCATTTGAAGGAGCTTTCTGCTGAATCTTAATCTGTTCTTGAATGATATTCTTAGCTTGGCTTTTGAGTTCGTCAACCGCTGAATCTATGGATTTATCCAAACTAGATACAGCGTTTATATACAAATGTTCTTTGAGAGTAGAAAAATTCTTAATTTCGCTACTGAAATTTGATTTAATATCGACGAACTTATTGGCCATATAGTTTATGCTCTTTTTTATGACAAGAACCACATAATGTTAATCCATTATTTATCTTATAGAAAAAAGAATCAGTCAAATCTTGTTCGTCAAGATCTTGAATAGATTTTATTCCGCCCTTCCAAGCAGGATTAGCAGAACCAAATTGATTTTTTGAACGATGATTTGAATATTCCCAGCATTTTCGTTTAGGTAAATCGCTGATAGTTCTTAAAATAACAGGTTTTGAACAGTTATAAATAGAGGCTAATTTTATACTAGAAAATCCTAATAAATATAAGAATCTAACATCATATTCATCCATTTCGGATAATTTTCTATGAGGTTGATTGTATTTTCTTAAATAATTAGCATTCATAAAATAATATATAAATCAATAACTTAGCCACGTCCGACCGGAATTCCTTGCATAACTCCACGCCGCTTCTCTACAGCCAAAATACGTTCCCATTCTGTGCGCCAGAAAGAGAGGTTTTCAGAACTGACCGAGCTACCATCCTCACCTCTGGAAGCCAGCATAACGCTCCAGATAGTGTAGTAGACGCAGAAAAGTCTATAATTAGTGGACATTCCCCTCGCCTGATTCAAATTTAATTCTTCTCGTAGGCGATGAGTGGCATCATTTATATGGTCTTGGATAAGCATATTACGAGTATCCAAGTCTTTTCTAAATTGCTCTGGTAAATACGTATCAATATTGAACTTTTTCTTTCTAACATCGTCAACCGTCGCATAAGCAATATCTTGGATTCCAAGCATGCCTGCGCCAGAAACAATGGAAAAGTATTCATCACCAAAGTTAAACTGTTGACCACCAATAGTTCCCTGATAACTAACAATGTAATCATTTAAAGGAGTGATGTTAGCTGGAATATCCCAACTGAACTGATATTCAAACTCTTGGCCGGGAACTAGTATGCCGTCTAAAGTAGCAATCACCTGCGGAACAGGAGCATCGCCGCCATTTAGAAAAGCCGGAGCTAGAATTTTAGCATTTGGAGTAGTAAGTGTATCAACTTGAGTTGGTCTATTGTTATTGGTAAAAATAGTCTTAAATGTTACGGTAGCGCCACGATTGAAGATATAACTATCTTTGGGCTCTGTTCTTGTACCTGCTACTGAACTAATAACTCTAGACATAGTTATTCCTTTTTATCTTTATCGTTTTCTGAACCTAACTTTGAGATAATTGCTTTAAATATGTCCTGTCCAACAATTTGGTTAGAGTTCTCCAGCATTGATTTAAATTCAACCATGCCAATGACTCCAGCTACTATATTGCTGACAGCAACAGCGCCTCCTAGCAAATACTTCTCTAGTATAAATCCGCTAATGACAGCCAGCTGATATACAACTATTTTAGAAACTGTTCTCCTCATAGCCGCTGAAGTGATTTTCTCACCTCTTTTGTGTGCGGCCCACATTCCTGTAATAAGATCGGCTAAGATCAAAAATCCTAACGAAACTAGTATAGTCTTAATCGGTGCGAGAGCTGCAATAGCGGCAATCAATAATTTTCCTAAAAACTCTTTCATATTACCGCCTAAAGTGCAAAACATATAGGCCGAGGATCAATAGTAAATTGAGCCATTCCAGCCAGTTAATTTGTGTTTTATGATTTAATTGTATTGGATCTTTATCTCTACTCAATCTAGCCATTAAAACCTCGGCTGAACTGGAAATATAACTTCATTAGGATTTAAAAAAGTTTGTGGGAGATCCCTAAGAGCTTGCCAATAAGTAAGCCATTGAGAATATTGTTCATCTGTTAAAGTAGTTTGGGCTCCGCTGTCTTTTTCATCTCTATGTCTAGATTTTATCCATTCTGTTTCTTGAAATAATTCTTTTCTTTTATTTTTAATACTATCCCAGCTGTTCCCAATAGATTTAGAGTAATGACTTAATGCTTGTTGCCATACATTTTCTGAAGTATTCTCTGGAAA